CTTGAACTCTCACACCCTTCGGCACTGGTGTATAAAACCAGCATGTCTGCATTCCATCACAGGGGCGTTTTTGAGTAAGTGGTCAGATTTGAACTGACGGGAGACTTTCGTCTGTCGGTTTTGCAGACCGATGGTTTCAACCACTCACCCACACTTACATATTAACGGCAGTGGTGATCTGCCGCTTTTGTTGCAATTTGATTATGGGGTTTAATGTTTGTTTTATACCCCAAAGATGCCGCCCAACCAACAGCTGGTTGAACTAACTTTGAGCTAAAATGTTTTTCATCACTATTAAAATCAAAATCAATCTCCACCTTCACTTTTACTTTTTGGGTTAACCATTCGGCAACCTCAATTGAATAATCGGCCTCATTCCAAAGACGTGTCCATTTGTCTTTAATTTTTTTCACTTTCTGTTTATGTAGTATGTAGTGGACACCACGATTTCCATACCGGTATGCAATAACCGTAACATAAATTGTACTTCTTCTGTGATTTTGTGAATCTGTACCAATGTGGACCTCAACCCATGGGCATTCTTTTAGAACACCCAAAGTGTGTTTTACCACATCAGGAATTGTTTCACCATTAACTGTTCTAAATACCCTGTTCATTATTTCTATTTTTTTTGTGGACAGGGAGGGTGTCGAACCCCCGACTCCAGGATCTTCAATCCTGAGCTCTACCAACTGAGCTACCTGTCCTTATTTTAGCGCGTCGTCAGGGAATCGAACCCAATGTCCATGCGAGGTTTTGGAGGCCTGCCGCTTCCATAAGCTACGACGCTTTTTATTCTAGTGTACCCCCTCAGAGACTCGAACTCCGACCTGACGCCTTAGAAGAGCGTTGTACTTCCATTATACGAAAGGGGCAAATAAAAGATGATGAATGACTTTATCAGGAATCCCGCTACTTCTATCAAAGCTTCACACACCATTAGAGAGTTGGGTTATTACATCAATACAATTAAGATTGAACACCTTTCCTTAGTTTGTACCCTTGCGACACGTCTCTCCACGTCTGTCATTCTACGCTTCTTATCATCTTTTGTACCTTCGGAGAGGGTCGAACTCCCAATCATCAGATTCGTATTCTGAGGCTTTTCCATTAAGCTACGAAGGCATGTTGTGTGTATGATGGGTCACGATCCCACGACCTCCGCTTTCACAGAACGGCACTCTACCAACTGAGCTACATACACCATATAGTACCAATAAAGGGTATCGAACCCAATGACGATCAGGATATGAGCCCGACCCGGAAACCTCTCCTATTGGCATTTGCGGAAAGCATTGGAATCGAACCAAATACCCGAAGGTACATCTCGCTTAGCAGGCGGACCCTATCGCCATCAAGGTTTACTTTCCATAGAGTGTGGTAGGACTGCAGTTCCTTGGGGATCCCACACTATTTATTCCCCTTTTTGTGCTCACGATAGGTTACGATCCTATTCTCTCCACGATATCAGCGTGGTGCTTTCCCGATTAAGCTACGTGAGCATTATTGCGGACCGGGAGAATTACGATATCTCGACCTCAACCTTAACAGGGTTTTGCTCTGCCTCTGAGCTACCAGTCCTTTTATTTTTTGGTGGAAGTGGTAGGGGTCGAACCTACACGCCTTTCGGACTTGATTTACAGTCAAGCGAGCCAGCCAAATGCTCAACACTTCCTTATTTTTTGTACCCCAAGATGGATTTGAACCACCACCGGTAGTTTGTAATACTACCACGCTCCCATTACGCCATTGGGGCTTTTGTTTCTACAAAGTTAATACTTTTTTTTTAATCTACCAAATTTTTTTGTTCCCCCGGACGGTAACGCTCCGACTTCTTTCCGTTAAAAGCGGAAAGCTTCACTTTAAAGCTACGAGATCTTCTGTTTGTCATACTTGTCACTTTCCATAACACTTGTTTTTATTTGTTTATTTATTAGTCGAATGTGTACGAATCGAACGTCTCCCGAATGTCCCAAACATCCTGTGCAACCATTACACCACACACTCGTTATTTTTTGGAGGAAGCCTGAGGTGTCGATCCCCATACCTTTCGGTACCACTAGTTTTCAAGACTAGGTTTAACGCCGGTTAAATTAGACTTCCTTTTTTATGTTGTCCCCCCTGGTCTCGAACCAGGACTCTTCCGAGTCAAAGTCGGATGATTTGCCAATTAATCTAGAGGACATTATAAGGCCAATATGTCAAAGAACTTTTTCTTTTGAGCTTCGTATCGGAATCGAACCAATTTCTCCTGATTACAAGTCAGGCGCATCGCCATCAATGCTTACAAAGCAATATAAAATAAAAAACCCGAACTGTTTTGAGTCCGGGTCTTATATTCCTTTTTATTTTTGTTAATCTTTATCAACTCATAAATGAAAATGCCCTAACATCTGAACGAAGCGTTCTATAGCTATTAAACGACCACTGCGTGCTCGGATTACAAATGACCATATGTTTATTAGTTGTTTTCATTTTTTGTTTTGTTATAAATATACTGTTATTACTAAAAGTTTTAATTTCTGTTACAAAGATAGGTTATTTTTTTTAATTGACAAGTGTTTTATTTAATATTCCCAACTTTTTTTCTTTTTTGGTTTGTCTGAACAAACAATTGGTTGGTCTATAATATCCCACCTTTCACTATAAACATCTTCTGATATTGGTTCTTCTTGTTCGTAATTTAACATATCATCTAAAATTTCAAAAGTTCTTCCTATATTTTCACATATAAAATCACTCACAGCTTCTGCTGTTCTATCAAATACTGGAAGTTCTGCTTCGATTCTATCATCACCATATTCTTCATCAGTACAAATAAGAATTGCACCATATTCGTTTCCTTCTCTATTTGTAACTTTGTTTTTGGCTATTTTGATTTTACAGGCTTCACCTGTCATTGGGTGGGTGTACTTGATATCTTCTTCTGAATACTTTTCTTCTTCAATAATCCTCTTAATAAGTCTTATTAATTCAGATTCCGTTAATCTTATCTTTTTCTTCATAAGAATAAATATCTTGAAGATATGAAAAATAATCTTCAGAGTTTACAAATTCATTATGTATTTGTTCAAATATGTCTTCCATTGTTTTTGTTTTGTGATCCCGGAAGGATTCGAACCTTCAACCCTCGCCTTAGAAGGGCGATGCTCTAATCCAATTGAGCTACGGGACCAGGTTGTTAAATCTTTTTTACTTCATATTTGTAACCTGAATCTGAATTTAATTCAAAAATTTCTTTCATTTTTTCAGCAGACTCAAGAGTTTCAAATTCCAAAATTTCAGATTCACTATTTAATAAGATTACCGGAACTCTTTTTTTACTTTCTGTTTTGATGTGTTTAATTATTACGTACATATGATTTTTTAATAAAATATATTGATAATACATTAATAAATCAAATCCTTAAAGAATCTTTACCAATATTAAAATCTTTACCTTTTGGGATTTTTTGTTTGTTGTTAACTGAAACACTCTTTGATTTATTTGCTAATGAATTTTTGTCTATTGGTTTTTCTATTTCATTTTCTTGTTTTACTTGACTAACTGGTGGTCTTTCTTTTATTTGTGATTGTGGTCTATGTTTAATTTCTTCTCTTGTATAATTCCTAATAGTTTGAGGTTCCAAATTTTTATTTTGTAGTAAACTTAAAGGTGATACGTTTTTTTCAACCCTTGGTATATTTGGGCTTGTAATTTCTTTTCTTGGTGTTGTTAGTGTTTGTTGGTGGACTATAACATATGGTTCAACAACCATATTTTGTATTGGGCCTATAGAATTTCTTTGTCTTGCTAAAGTTCCATAGTGAGCCCTTAATTTTGACCCCATACCAGTATCTGGTCTACTTGTTAAACCATTTTTATGTATTCTTCTATAAAAATTAATTTTATTTGTGAATTTAAATTTATATTGTTTTGTTCCGTATAGTCTACCCATAAAATCTGAATCTGCCGCACACATCCAAGGTTCAAATCCATTCATATATTCAAATATATCTTTTCTAATTGCAAACACACCTTCACCAACGTGTTTTTTTGTTTGCGAATCAAATGGTTTTCCATCATTAAAATTTGTATAATATGGTTTTACACAGTCGTGGGTCATAAGACCATTAATCGAATCCTCAACCATATTTAAATTCATAATATCATCTGAACCAAAAAATAAAAGGTTCTTTGAAAGTGCCAATTTAGATAAAGTGTTAAACACAATATAAGGCCCGTTGTTTTTTTCAAAAAAGAAAAACTCAAAATAACCTGGATAACTACGTGATTCAATATGCTCTTTAGATTCTAAACAAGAATCAATACCAACTAAAACTTGTACTTTTTTTCCGCCAATGGAATTAATAATAGAACCAAAACACTCTTCTAGATATTGTGTGTTTAGATATGTTGATATTATTATTGTAAGTTCATATATGGATGTTAAATCTATTGAATTTTTTATATTAATATTCCAATCTAAATCATTAACACTTAAATTTGTTTTTGAAAAGATATTTGGTTTTGTATCAAAGTATGACTCTCTGGCATGGCTTATATTATTATGACCGTGTGTATCAACACTATCATTATATAACTCATCATCAAAATATCTTCTGAAATTTCTGGAAGCTTGTTTGCAAGAAATTATTGAGTGATTATAAATGTACCCATCAATACCCTTTTTTAGTGGTGAAAACGGTAATGTTTTGATATATTCAGTTTTTAGTGACATATTAAGATTTGTAAAACCTTTATAGTCATATAAAATAACTCTATCACTTATAAATGAATAGAAATAACCTTTTGTTTGGTCATACCAATCATAGTCTTCATTTACTATTTTTTCATAACTAATTTTAAGTCTTGTTTTTGGTGAATAACAATCGGCAGCCTGAAGTAAAAAACATTTTGATGAGTCACTTACGTTTTTTCCAATTTCAATCCATTTTTCAACTAATGAAACTTTTTCATTATTTGTTATGTATATAATCCTTGAGCAATTAACTGATTTTAGTTTTTCAATATACAAATCAATTAGTTCTGGAAAAACAGATTGTGCGTGTTTTTCTTCATAAACAATTAATTCCCAATTAAAATCAATATTGATTTGTTCACATAAACTTTCTATACATATCCAAGCAATATTTTTACTATTGTAAACTGGAAGTGCTACGGTTAATTCTGGTGTTATGTTATTTTCAAATACGGTTTGTACTATTGTTTGATTCATAGAAATAAATATAAAATAAAAAAACAATAAATGAATAGGTCGAAAAACAAAATAGGAACCTAAGTTCCTATCTTGCTAGATACTTAAACACCTCCTTCTTTTAGATGGTTTATTCTTATTCGGTAACTACACCAAACAAGTATCCTTAGTATCCTTTTCTTTTTATGTTTGTTAAAATTTTAGTTAAAGCAGATTCCGTAAGTTTTAAATTTTTCTTTTTTGTTATTACTTCACTTAAATTTTTCTTAACAGTTTTTCTTACTGATTCATATACGGCAAACCCATCTCTATAAAAGTTTTTATCAATTAAACTTGTATTTCTAATTCTAGAACCATTAACTTCTTCACCTCTTAATAAACCTATAATTTCTTTTAACCCTAACTTACTATTAAAAGTACCAAAAGGTAATTTATCTGAGTCAACTTCTTCAAAATCACTCTTTCTTAATGGTCCTTCTTCATCAAAAGCATTTTGTAATTTTTTGGTTGCTAAACATCTTTCAAAATAATCTAGTTCACCACTTCCTCTAAACTTTCTTGAAGCAGAAAATGCTGCAGTAAGGTAATTAATTAACTTTTCTCTTGGATTACCGGTACATTTTGTTTTTTCAACATTAAATTCACCACTACCTGCTTGTATTTGGAAAATTGGTAATGTTGAATTAGTTTCTAAAAAGTCACCAAACGTAAATCTTTTATATTGAGACCTAGAACCGGCTTTTAATGGGGTTAATTCAGAGTAGTTTTCTTTATCTATTATCATTCCAGCATAGTCCTCATCTTCAAAATCATCTGGAAACTTTAGTTTAAATTGAGATAAACCTTCCGCATCCATTAATTCATTATAATCTTCAAACCATTCAGATCTAGCACTATAGTTATCAATAGCATATTGTAGACTACCCATTCCAGCAACACCTTTTTCGTTAACTTTATTCATTTTACTAATTCTTGATTTTGGTGACATAGTATTTCCACCCTCTTCAACAAAACCAAACATTTTTCTTAGTTCATCTTTTCTACTTCCAGTAACAATAGTTGCACTACCTTGACTTTGACTACTTCCAGAACCTTGACTACTTCCAGAACCTTGACTACTTCCAGAACCTTGACTACTTCCAGAACCTTGACTACTACCTTGACTCTGTGACTCAAAGTTTCTTTTTTCCCTATCTATTCTTTTACACTCATTTTGAATTTCTTCAATTAATATTAATAGTTTTGCTAACTTTTCTTTAACATATTTAGCATTTGGGTCATTTTTTTGCTTGTCTAAAATCATAGCTTTTCCATCTGCTAAAATTTTTAAATTTTCTGAATCACAAACTGTTTTACAATCTACTTTTTTTAACTCATCAATTGATTGTTGTAGTTGTTTTTTACCATCCTTATCAACCAATGGTATCTTTACAAAACCTAAATTGATTTCCATATCCCTCATTTCTTCCAGAATTTGGATGGCTTTGTCCCTTCTTGGATTTACATATGCACATAGTTTTTCATAATCAATTTCATATTTTTTTCCGGGAATTTGAGTTCCGCTTCCAGGGCCTTGACTACTTCCAGGGCCTTGACTACTTCCTTGACCTTGATTATTACCAGATGTATTTACACCGATACCATTATTATCAGCATTTCTTTTTGTTCTACCAAAAAATCTTTGTTCTTGTAATTTTGACCTCAATACTTTTTTTATTCTCGATTCAAAAAGATCAACATAATCTTGTTTTTCATTTGGTTCCCAAGTCCAATTTGGATTTTTTTGTACTATAATTTTTTCATCACCGTTTGGTGTTACTGTTTTTGTTAAAACACCAAAATTTCCTGTTTTACTACCAGTTTCTGGTATGAACATAACAATATAGTCAAATTTTGTTAAATCAGCACCACTTAAATTATCAAGAGGGTATTTAACATCTGGATTATCTAATTCAGTTTTTATAATATAAACTACTTTTCCTTTCTTTTCGAGTAAATAACCCCTTTTCCAAATTTGCTCATTTTCAATTAAATCATTCCAATATTTTCTTTGTTCATCGATTGTTTGTGGTGTTGTTTCACCACCAGTGTTATTACCTCCACTTGTTTTACATATTGTTTGTAAATCACTATCGGTAAATGTATTTTTACCTAATTTTTGTTGTAATGCGGATTCAGTATATGGTCCAAATTTACTATCAACAGTTTTTGTATAAAGACCATCTTTAGCTAAACATTGTTGTGCTTTATATATGATACCATCTGGATTTGGGGCCCCACTATCTTTACAATATAATTTATATGTAGGTCCAGAACAAACAGTATATTTTGAACTTGGTGTAGGTGCTGGAGCAGGTGCTGGAGCAGGTGCTGGAGCAGGTGCTGGAGCAGGTGATACCTTTTTTTTCTTTGAGAAGTATAAGTCACCACTAGGACAAGAAAGTTTTCTAACTTCATAGTTTGAATCAACTTTTCTTGTGTTATACTGAACTTGTGAAATTGATTCAAAACCCTCTAATGTGAATTGGGCTTTTTTTGTATTACATTGTACTTGAGTAAAAGGCATTTTTTAAGTTAATAATTTTTATTTTTTCTTACCTGTCCAAGTCTGGGTAACGGTTTTTTCAATACCATTAGCGTCTGTTATTGTTTCATCATAAGACCCAGTACATTCTGCGACATCAAATTTTTCGTTTTTGTATTTAATTGCGGCATCATCTAATTCTTTTTTCATATCAGCTAATGTGCTCAAACAATTACTGTTTGGATTTGGTTTTGGTTCTGGGTTTGGTTCTGGGTTTTTCTCATCTTCTTCAGCCTCTCTTTCAGCAGCACAAGTGTCTGGACACGCTTTACTAAACCAGCCTTCTCCTCCTTTTTCATCTTCTTTACACATCCAAGTTCCAAGCAATGGTACCCCACTAATAAGTGGACACATAAGTGTATTTTTAAATTGTCCATCTCTATCGTAATAAAAATAATTCGTCCATGATACTCCTTCCCCTACAAGAAGTGCTAATGTAGCCACACAAACCGAAAAACCGGCAAAAGCATTCCCAACAAGTTTACTTTTAGCAATAGGACCAGCACTTTTCCATCCCGCCCAATTACCAAGACAGAATTTTTTAACATTTTCTAAAACTTTTGATTTTTTCTTAACATCATAAAGTTTTTCTTCTAATTCTTGTTTTTTTACACTATCTTTTTCTCTATTAATTTCATCTTGTAGTCTTTTCATTTCGGCCTCAATTTCTCTTCTAAGTTGGTCTGCATTTCGTCGATAAGTTGCTTCATCTGAAATTGTCCCCCAACGGGCCATAATTTGATCTCTAACATCTTTTAATTGAGCTGCAGTAAGATCAGGATACCTTTCTTTAATACTAATCATATCTTCCAATATTTTACTATCAACATCAAATGGGAATGGATTATTTAATGGAGTTATTGGTGGTGGCGGTGTAAATTGATTTTGTGTTTTTCTTACTTCATTAGCATCAAAATCGGCAATTTCTTTCTTTTTGTTATTAATTGTATCCAATATTTTTATACCTGGGTCAGAATTTTTTAAAGTTGCGTTACCTTCAATTAAATTTTTATATCCATCTAAAATTTGATTCATTGTACCTTTATTAGCCGCCGTAACTTTATTTTTTAAAGAAACTTGTAAAGTACTTGGGAGTGTTTCTAGATTAGCATTTCTAAACGCATTCATAAAACCTGTATCAGAAATATAACCACCAACTTTTTCGTCAGCAATTTTTGCCGCAACTTCTGCCAAATCATCAAAGGTGCCTGATTTAGCAAAAAATTCTTGCATCATTTCTTTAGTAACAGAATTTGATGAGATATTACCATTTTCTTGTGCGACTCTATCAACAATTGAATCAAATGTTTTTGTTGGAAAATCATTCCCAAGTTTTGTGGAATAAGTAAATATATCATCAACTGTTTTTCCTAGAGCCGCTAAATCATCCATAACACCACCAGGTAATGCTTCATCGGCTAATTGACGACCAATTTCTAGTAATAATTTTTTATTATAGCCATTAAAACCCATCATTTCACGAATTCTAACTAATTCTTCTATAAGTAAACTTTCTTTCATAACTTAATTTTTATTATAAATATGTTTATAATCTAAAAAATTATTAAATTTTTGGCCAAACTTGTTGGTTATTTACAACAATTTTAAACGAATCTTCTTTTTTCATCGTTTTAGGAAATACTATTGAACCTTTAACATCGTTATCTGCTGTAAATTCCTGAGCGTCTTCTGTTTGTGAATAATTTGCACAACAAGGGTCAACATATTGAATATTGGTATATCCAAGACCTTCAAGTAATGATGGTAATACGTTAATTTGTAATTCTTGTAAAATAAATAATATCTCAAGAGTTGCAGCTATTTTTTGAACACTAGGTGATAACAAATATTGGGTTATTTCTTTTTCTTCTTCTTTTGCTCTTTTTTCGGCTTCTTTATTTAAAAGATCAGATAGTACGGTTTTAACTTCATTATCGTACATCGTTTTCAATTTTGGGTCATCAAGAATTTTGTCTATTGTTAAATTTGTTACTTCACCAATTTTATTTAACCAACCTAATTTTTGATATAATGTAGCCATAAGTTCAAATTGATAAGCTTGACCTGGATTATTTCCTAAATCCTCAAAAGCTTTTTTAACCTTTTCTTCCAGTTCTTTAAGTTTTTGTTCTTGTTCGTTTGGAAATTTTTCTTTTATCTTTTTTCCTAAACCATTTAAGGCCATTGCAACTGGTGCAAATGTCGTAACACCTCTAGCTAGACTTGCTTTAAATCCTGTTTTTGTAAATAATGATGTAAAAGAAAATGGCATTGTTGCTACAGCCATTGTAATATCCTCAACTGCTTTTTCGATTGGTGTATAACCTAACTGTCTAGCATTTTTTAAAACGATTTCAGTATTTTGATTCATGTAATCAGCAACAGCTTTACCTAGGTCTTCAGGGCCTGTACCACCTCTTTCGCTTATGTTTTTAATCACAGTAATCCCAACTTGGTACATTTTTTTATTTTGTTGTGATAACGAGGCTTCCCATAAATTTCTTTGTGAATCAGTCCAAACATTCATAATTGTGTTCCATCCACCATCCACCTTTGCAACTTCATCTAATAAACCGCTTATTTCGGCTTTACCAAAACTACCTGAAATACCATTTTTTAACCAATTGTGAATTGGTTTTAATTCGGTTAAAAATGGTATAAAACAAAATATCGCTGTGATTCCAGCTCCAACATCATCTCCCCTACTTAGTTGGTTTTTAATTAATGGTGCTAATGCTACCGATTCTGCTATAATTTCAATAAGTACAGCTAGAAGTGTTACTCCGCCATATGTCGTACCTGCTAATCCACCAACAATTAAAGCAAAAGCACCACCAATCATTGGGGCTAAACTAATTAAAAATCCGGCAATATATGGGGCGACAATAGCCACGGCCACACCAATAGCAATTTCGATGTAAATACCATATTTATCCCAGAATGTATCATTAACAGACCTTGGGTCAAACATTTCTTTGTTTGATGGATCCCAAAATTCTGTTCCACCAACTTCTTGATAAGGAGCTAAAGCTTTACCACTCGGACCAGAAACATTTGTTACTTTAAATTCCCAACCATTATCAGCACCATAACAAGCTCTAGCCGCCTCATAGCCTGTCATCATTTCTTGTTTAGGTCCACTTTTTCTTGCTGTACCCCAAGTACCAAACAATAACGCGTATTTTTTTCCTGTTTTTGGATTTTCAAACATATAACACAATCCTAAACTAGAGTACGAATCAAACCATTCTTGTGTTGGTAAACATAATTTAACTTTAGGTACTCCAGTTGTTTTATCATTTTTTTCATTATTGGATGTATCATCAATTTCGATGTATTTTTGATTTTCAATTGTTTGACCATCTTTATTTGTTACTGTTCCAGTTTTAATTTGACTTTTTGCTGCTGGTGGTAGTAAATCTTCTATTTTTGTTGATGATGTCATATACCAAACCTTTGGTCCTGACCCATCTTTTGGTCCCATAATCAATGTTGGTGGTGAGTTAAAACCTTTAATATATATACCAGCTTCAGTTTCTTTCATAAATTTAGGAAGACCCAAATCATATGTTGGGTACCTAACATCATCTGGATCAGTTTTTTTAACTTCATTTCCTTGTTCATCGTACATACCACTTCCAGTACCACCTTGTGGTACAACACCAGTTCCAGTATCTAAAATAAATTCTTTTATTAATGTTTTAACACCCATTAATTCTTGAATTCTTTTAAGTTCTAAAATTATTTGTTTTTCACTCACGATTACTAATTTTTATTTTTAATAATACAAAAAAATTAATTTTTATAAATTATTGTTTTTTTGAGTTTATATAACTATACAAATCTTCCATTTCATTTCTTGGTAGTTGTTGTAACCAATCTCTAAAAGCATCAGATGTTCCACCTTCAGCCTGATACAAATCAAAAATTTCCCTATTTATTTTGTATAATTGTTCTGGAGTTCCACTTTCTCTAGCCGGTGACTTGTCACCAGCTTTTAAATCTAAATCAGCTAAATATGTTCTAAAATTAGGAATTCCATATTCTTCAAAACCACGCCTTGATATTTTCATATAATCATTTGTTGCTATTGCGTCATCAATAAATTTATTATAATCTTCTACATTTTTAGCATTACCAATAATAGCCCAATTTATTTTACTTGTATCACCAATTATTGATTGTAATGTATTTGTTGTAGTTGGTATTACATTCGATGCTGTTTTAGAAACTGAACTATCAAATAAATCTGGTACATCGTCTGGTTTATAAGGTCCACCATCATTTTTATTATACATAGCCCTAGCATTTTTTCTAGGTAAACCCTCTTTTGGTACTGGACCAACATATTCATATCTATAGTGTATTGCAGGTGTAAGTTCTTTATCACCACTAATACTACCACCTTTTTTGTATCCAGCAATTGCCGTTTCTATATCACGTAACATTTCACCAGCTCTACCTGAATTAACAACATCAACTGGAATATATATTGTAGCACCTTGTTTTCCATATTGTTTTCCACCTGGTTGCATACTTGGAAATGTTACTCCGTCGTTATGTACAGTACCACCTACTTTAATTTCCGAATTCCATTTTTGTCCAACTGGCCATAACTTTTCTTTAAGAAAAACACTATCAATTAATTCTGCACCAAAAACATGAAATTTCCAACCACTAGTAAATTCTGGAAATATTTCATTTGAAACCCAATATGGGTTATAATCTAACTTAGCGGCCAATTCTTCTTGTGATAAATTTTTTAAATAAGCCTGTGGGTCTGTTCCAGAATCCACATTTTTTGCAACACCTACATTTGAACTTTTTTTAGTTTTATAGTCTTCATAATCAAGGATTTCAGCTCTTTTATTTCTTATCTTATCTGATAATTCTTTTGCTTGTGACGTATTTTTTAATGTTACGTTCCCATCAAGTATTTTTTCATATTGGTCTAAAATTTGATTTGTTACACCTTTAGTATTATCATTTATTTTTGTTGCTAAGGTATTTTTTAAATTTTCTGGAAATTCTTCTAAACCTGCTTTTGTGAAAACTTCTTGAAAAGAATCATCACTAATTTTCAATGTGGTACTTTCGTCAGCAATTTTTGCTGCAATATCCATAAATTCATCCATTTGTGTTGCTATGAATTTTCTCATCATTTCATTGGTAACAGAAGCACTATCAATAGTGTTGTCTTTTGCAACTCTATCAATTATTGAATCAAATGTTTTTGTGGGGAATTCGGTTGATAGTTTTGTGGAATAAGTAAATATATCATCAACTGTTTTTCCCATGGCAGCCAAGTCGTCCATAACACCACCAGGTAATGCTTCATCGGCTAATTGACGACCAATTTCTAATAATAATTTTTTATTATAGCCATTAAAACCCATCATTTCTCTAATTCTTAAGACTTCTTCTAAAATTAATTTTTGTTTCATAACTTAATTTTTATTATAAATATGTTTATAATTTATATTTTATTTTTTTGATTCCATATATTGATATAAATCATCTAATTCTTCTTTTGATAATGATAACATCCAACTATTAAAATAATCTGGTAGTATATCACCTTTAATATAAGAATCATAAAAATTTCTATTTAGTGGATATAATTTTTCATAACTTGAACTTTGTGTTTTTGGTTCTATTGGTTTGATTGTTGGTTCTATTGGTTTGATTGTTGGTTCTACTGGTTTGATTGTTGGTTCTACTGGTTTGATTGTTGGTTCTACTGGTTTGATTGTTGGTGTTTCGATTTTTGATTGATTTGAAGATTGAGCTACAGCATTTTTAACATCATTAACAACTTTTGGAACACTAGTTTTTGTTGTTTGGAAATTTTCATGTGATATTTTATTTAATTTTTCAGAAAAAAGAGTTTCATTAAAATTACCTGGAACTTTCATACTTATGTATGTTGCTCCACCAGATCTACCCATAAAATCCATACCACCAACTCTAACCCTCAAAATTCCATTTTCAACTGCAAACCCATTTAATTTGCCAGGATATCCTGTTTTCCTCATAAATACATTTTCTTCTATTTTTGGAATATCTAAATCTTGTTTTTCAATATCAATCAAACCGTCTACAGTTGATGATACATTTGTTTTAATTTCACTTGGGTCTAATGATTTAGCAATTGTTTCTACTGGTTTTACTGTTGGTTCTACTTTTGTTGTTGGGGTTGGTGGAATTTCAATTTCTACTTTATTATTTATTGTATTTGAATTAGCATAAAATACCTCTGCTTTTTTTTCAACTACAAATCCATCACCTTCTTTTCTTAAAATTCCAGGTTTTACAGTAACAACTGTATCTGCATTATCAGGTGAATTTAACTCCTGAGTTACTATTTTAACATATTTATCAGAATAAGGAATTGCTCTAGTAAAAGAACTTTTATTATTTATAAACTTATATTCAAATTTACCATTACCAACAGGTCTTATTTCATATATGTGTTTTCCTTCAATAAATTTACTTTCTGCATTATTAAATAAATCACGACCTAATGGTGTAGATAAATAACCACTAGTATCTGGCCACTTCTCATTAAGTAACTCTTGATATGTTTTTGTAATTGTTGTTGGTTCTACTGGTTCTACTTTTGTTGTCGGTACTTCAGTTTTTGGACTAGTTGTTTTGTTTTTTTCAAAATCGGCAATTTCTTTCTTTTTATTATTAATTGTTTCCAACATTTTTTTACCTGGGTCAGAATTTTTTAAAGTTGCGTTACCCTCAATTAAATTTTTATAACCATCTAAAATCTGATTTGTAGTGCCTTTATTATCAGTTGTAATCTTTTGTTTTATAACTGTTTGCATTTCGCTTGGAAGACCGTCAAAACCTGCGTTTTTAAAAGCATTCATAAAATTTATATCTTTTGTATATCCACCAACTTTTTCATTGGCAATTTTTGCTGCAACAGCCATAAGTTCATCAAATAACCCTTGTTTTGAAATAAAATTTCTCATCATTTCTGTGGTAACAGATGTACTATCAATAGCATTGTCTTTTGCAACTCTATCAATAATTGAATCAAATGTTTTTGTGGGGAATTCGGTTGATAGTTTTGTGGAATAAGAAAATATATCATCGACTGTTTTTCCTAGACTAGCTAAGTCGTCCATTGCACCGCCAGGCATTGTTTCGTCGGCAATTTTACTCCATTCTAGTAATAATTTTTTATTTAGACTCTTAAAACCCATCATTTCACGAATTCTAAAAACTTCTTCTAATATTAATTTTTGTTTCATAATTAAATACTTTATTATAAACCACCACTCATTTGAAATTGGATTCCTTGTTCGGTACCTTTATTTGAATCGGATGTTGGCAAATTCAAATCGGAATCAACATTTCCTTTACTACTTTTATAAGTGTTAGTTTGTAAATTATCTGGTATTACATCACCTGGCCTCCAACCAGAATCCCAAGCTTTTTGTAATTTAAGATTATCGTTAAAATTTTCTTTATTTTCTGAACTATCTTTTGATTTTGAATTGTCGTATGGTTTAACACCAAAATCTGTCTGTACTTCTTTAAAATTATATTCTTTACCAGTGTTAGTATTATTAGTATTTATTATTTTTGAACTAATAGTTTGTGTCGGTTTTCCTTCACCACTCTTAACATTTTGTACGTTTGTTACACCTAACTCTGTCGTACCAAATGGGATTGATAATTGATTTCTTAATCTTTCAATAATGGTTTTAACTTCACCGTCAGAAATATTTTCTTTATAAAACACATAACAACCATCTTTATTACCAAATCTAAAACCTGATAAATCACCATAGTCATCACTAGAACCACTTAATATTTTTTTACCCATCAACCCTTCAAGCATCTTTATAATTTCCGTTCTTTCTTTAAAAACCTCTACAGCGATAGTATAAACATTTAATGAAGTTGGTACAACGTATATTAGTTCTCTTCTTTTCCAGTTTTTAGTTAAATTTGGATTAGGTATTGAATTGCCGACTTTACCTAAACCACATGGGGATTTCAATTTTGTTGTTGGACATGGTAATGCGTAACCACCACACCAATCCATTCCAAAATCTAATTCTTTACCTAAATATTTTCTTAATTCACAACTTAATAAATCTTGATTACCCCAACATGGAGTTTCTTTATTATTTTCATAATCTGGCCAATACCATGTGTTTTTACACTGACTTTCTGTTAGTAAAACTTTTTTTACTATCCTTGTTAAATCATTTTCTGTGAGTGTTATTATTCTTTTCATATTATAGCCCACCACTCAATTGAAACGTTATTCCTTGTGATTTTGATTTACTATTTGGGTCTGTAACGCCAACTTGTACACCAGTACTTGATTTCCCATCTTTTGTCGTTGTATTACTTCCTTTTGTTGCCACAATTTCAAAGTCAGAAAGATTTGTAACACCTTTACATTTTTTTAATTTGTCATCCCATTCATTACCACCATCTATACATTTTTGTTTTAGTGGTTTATAATAGTTTTCTGTTGCTTTTTTTACTCTTGCGGCATCATCCCTTTGTTGTTTAGAATAATCATAGGTATACTGATATACAGTCAGAGGGTATGAATGATTTAAGTTACCAGTTTGTGTATCAACCCAAAAATAGTTAAAACCTTTATAATTACAATCTGAATCAACAAATACAGTTATACCATAGCTACCATTATTTTCAGGGTCTTTATCATTACTTACTTTAATTCTTGCTGGCATGTTCTGAACTAAACTATTAGTTGATATGCTTGTAAAACAAGATTTAACATATTCGTCATGAAAACCATTTAATTCAGATAAAACTCTACTTCTACAGTTTTGATCAACAGTTTTGTAATTACCTCGGTCACGGTATGGATAACAACGTTCTATTTTTTCATCAAAATCTGGTATTCTTGATTTTGCTTTATCACGAGCATAAGTTTGGATACCATCAATATTTGCCGCATAGTTTTGTGTTGTCTTGCCTTGACTATCAACATATTTACCGTGTAAAACACCAACATAGTCTTTAACATAGCTGACTATTGAACCAAAAAAATAATATTGTTTTCTTTTTGCATCAGTAAAAAATGTTTGTTTGTCATTAGCTTCTGTTAGTAAAACTTTTTTTACTATCCTTGTTAAATCATTTTCATTTAATGTGATTATTTTACTCATAATAATGTATTTGCTTTTCCTCTTGTAATTTTATATAGTGACGACCAAGTAACTTTATCATCTATTGTATTTGCAACACTTCTGGTTAATCCTGTTTCCCACTTTGTAACAGTTGGGTAACCACCACCTCCTCCACCACCGGAATCGGCAGCCGGAGCAGCATCTTGTTCGTCTAATTCTCCATCAACATCACTATTAAAGGTATATTTTTCCATTAAACCAATTAATTCTTCAAGTTGCATAAATTATTTCTTTATAAATAGTTGTAGGTTTAAAAAAAAGTACTATCTTTGTAGATATATAAATAATACAATATGAAAACCATTTTTAAACTTTTTATTCTTTTAATTTCTTTAAGTTCTTGTGTTAAGTACACCCAACCAAAACTTTTATCTTTAAGTGGTGAATATCGTATTGATAAAATCACATATGAACAAACTGATAATACAGCGTCACCACAATCTATGGTGTTCTACCCTGGTGATATGTATATCAATCCAAATGACAATTCACCATTTGATACGATTGCTGTTGGTTTTTTTAAATTACATATGGATTATGTTATAATGCGTTTTTCACCAAACCCAATGCCAGACGGATCAACATATTGGGGTAAAGAATATTTTTATAACGTTGTTGGTGAAACAAATTCAAGACTTGGTAATTTAATTGTTGAATATGAAGGAACAAGAAAAGTTTTTAATATAATTGAGGACGGCGCTGAAACCTTGGTTTTACGTTCAACAGGACAGTGGGCTTACGGTTCATCTGGACCAAATGAATCAATAACATTGTTTTTAACAAGAGTTGGTCCGTAAGAAATTACGGACTTTTTTATATTACCTCAACTTTTGGTAATTTGTCTGTATAAACAATATAATATTCATTTAAAAAAGAAAGTAATATGTCTTCATCTATTGTTTGGAAATCTGAATTGTCTTCGTCAAAATCATCATCATCAAAATTAAAAAAATCTGTACTTTCTTGTATTAAATTGTAACCAAACTCTTTTGATTCGTCCAAGTTAATAACATCATTTCTAATTTCATCTTCAGAATCGGTTGTAAGTCTAAAAGAAACCTCAACCCTTTTTGTATCTTCGTATAAGTAGTAAGAAACAATTTCTTGTATTTCCATTTTAGTTATATTTCTTAAATCTTTTAAACATATCAAGTGATTCGTTTAATTTTTCCATAAAATCAGGTAGTTCTTCATCATCAACTTCATCTTTAAAACTAGTAACTTCGTAATTCATTGGCCCTGTTAAATCTTCAGAGAAATCTCTATCAATATCGTATTCAAACTCCTCATCTAACTCATCAATGTCAATTACAATATCCAATGAATCATCATCATCTTCTTCATTATCACCATAATAAGGGTTGTACATACTTAAATTTTTATAACCATCTTCATCATTATGCAAACCAAGTGATACGTACTCATCATCATTATTTAAATTATCAAATTCGCCAGATAAATCAACAGTTCCGTTTTTTAAATCCATTGATCCGTCACCAATTCTATCGTGTCTATCAATATCTTCATTGATATTCATATTTGTGTATGGCATAACTTCACCTTTGTTGTTTACAGTAATACCACCTTTATCACTTGCAAAGTCTTGTACATATAAAGGTTGTGTATTTGGTTGTTGACCATATTGTGTTACATAACCATCATAAATTGTTTTATGTTTATCTAAAATGTCATTTTTTTCTGCTTGAGACATTTTGAAAAAGTATTGTGCCATAATTATTTTTTTATTTCTTTTATTATTGCTCTTTTTGTGGTAAAAAACATAAAACCCTCATTTAGTGTTTCTTCGTCATCACCTTCTTTTTCAACCTTTCTCCATTGGTCAACACCATCAAGAAGTGCCAAACTTGATCCGCTATCCCATCTAACATAGTAAATTTTACTACCCATTACTTCACTTACTGATTTAACAGTACCAGTTGTTCCCGCTTTTACCGCTGAAAATTGGTCGTCCATATTAACACAAACAACTTCGTCACCAACCTCAAGTGGTGCGTTTTTTAAATATTTAATTCTCTTTGCCATACAAATATAAATATAGCGAAATATTTATTTGTTATGAAGATAATAATATCAGAATCTCAATATAAAAAAATTTTATTAGAAGAAAGACAAAATAGTCTATTAGGTAAACTAAAAGACCTAAAATCTTTTTTTAAAAAAGTTAGTGAAGAAACAAAAAATCAAGTTGGTTTGGATTTAAACTTTCTAACAACCTGGGGTGTAACTATTGCAGGTTTTGTAAAGCCAGTTTCAGATTTTATTGAAGGTAATTTTCCAGAAATGTCATCTACCGACTTAGCATTAATATCAACCGGTATAATTTTAACATACTACCATTCAAATAAAGAAATGTTAGGTAAAGTTTTAAATAAGATAAAAGAAAAAGAACTTGTTTTTGAATTTGATAGCGCATTAAAAGTCGCAAATAAATTAAAAAATACATTCCTATCTTTCATTGATAGTTTAGCAATTCCAACAGCTAAAATATCAAATATGTTAGCTTACACATTTTTAATTCCGATATTACCTGAATTATATGAAGCGGCACAATCTGGAAGTCAAGTTGACGTTAAAGAAATTATTGAGAGAAGTGTTGCTTTTTTAGTTGTTAGTTTTGGTGGTAATTTCGCAAAAAGATTAATGTTAGAAATTGTAAAAAGATTTAAACCTTAATAAGTTTTTCCTGGGTCGTAAAATATACCAAAGGTTAAGTTCTCAAAAGTATCCCTCCAAATTTTAGATTCATAAAATAACACACCTCTAAGTGAAGTTGAACTACTTTTTAAATCTAAATTTTCTGACATATAAAAATTACTAGCCTTTTCTATTTTATCCTTTAGTTCCAAAATTATGTTACCAATATTTTTCGGTTCAAAATCACATTCATCACAATATATATCAGTTAAAGTTATACTAAATACTAAATCTGTTACGCCTTCAGTTTCACTTTCATAAAATTCATCAACTTCTATTTTTACATTATTCATACCATATTCTGATATTAAACCAGACCTTGATAAAATAATATTTTTTATTTTATCAACTTTTGCGGTATATTTTTGTGGAACTCTCATTTTTTATAATTTAATATTTTACTTATAACATCTTGTGCTTGTTCATCAGTTAATCTATGTACATCACCGTGTGTTTTAAACCACCTTTTAACAACAACATCCATTGGTGTTTTTGTTATTTTTGCAAGTCGTTTAAAACCAAAGACTTGAGCGTCAAGTTCGTGTGGTTGTGTGTAATATTTATATGGATCTTTTTCTTCTGGACCATCCAAATTAAAAGTACCTTTTACTTTTTGGTCAATATGTCTTATTTCGTGAGCAATAACCTCATTTAATTCGCCAACCAAATCATAGGTCATTCTTGTTTTATTATTTGGGTTATATTCAATTGTTACACCAATTACATCATCATTCTGGTAGTAATCGGCATTTACCTTAAAACTTTCTAAATCTTCATTTTGTTCTAATACAACTTCCACAACAAAAGCTTCTCCTAAATTTGGAAACTCATAAAAATCGTTTTCATCATCATAATAATTAGGAAGATAAAACTCACCTTCGTCTTCATCCTTATATAATTTTATAATATCTTTAACAACAGCACGAATAACATCCCTTCTTCTACCGTCTTCCAAAATTAAATTTCTAAATCTCATAATAATAAATACTTTATTTGACTATAAATTAAAATATATCTAATTTTTAATAAAATAAATAAATGGAACTATTAAATTCACACCCAATTAAAAAATCAGACTTAGGTTTCCACGGAAATTTATTCGGTGGTAAATTACTTGCCTGGATTGACGCTTCAGCCGCTGGGTATGCAATGCAGTTATGTGATACACCAAGAATGGTTACGGTATCTATCGATAAATGTAACTTTGAAAAACCGGCAAGAGAAAGTCAATTACTTAAAATTTATGGACAACCAGCATATGTTGGTCACACATCAGTAACATTATATATGGAGGCTAGAGCACATAATGTATATACAGGAAAACAAGTTATAGTTTTAAGAACGAATATAAAATTTGTTCATATCGATGAAGAAGGTAACCCAATTCCAATTGGTGAAAAAGGAAAAAATAGAATTGCAAAATTAATAGAAAAAAATAACGAGGATGAAAAAAGTATTTGATTTTGATAACATAACATTATTACCAAATTTTAGTCGTGTTGAGAGTAGGAGTGATTGTGATACAACTTGTGTATTTGGTGGTTATAGTTTTAAATTACCTATTGTTCCTGCAAATATGGAAAGTATTATAGATGTTAAGTTAGCAACTGAGTTATCAAAAAAAGGATATTTTTATATATTACACAGATTTAATATTGATGAGGTTTCTTTTGTGAGGGATATGAAAGAACATAATTTAATTTCTTCAATATCTGTTGGTGTAAACGACGATTCGTATAAACTAATTGATAAACTTGTTTCAGAAGATTTAATACCAAACTTTATCACAGTTGATATTGCTCACGGTCATTCTATTAAAATGAAAAAAATGGTTAAATACATCAAAAATAAAATGCCAGATGTCTTTTTAATTGGTGGGAATGTTTGTACGCCAGAAGCCGTTACTGATTTGGAGTCTTGGGGTTGTGACGCAGTTAAATGTGGTATTGGTGGGGGATCTGCTTGCACTACATATCACTCAACTGGTTTTGGTAATCGTGGCTGGCAAGCATCAATGATTAAAAAATGTGTTAAAGTTGCTAAAAAACCAATTATTGCCGATGGGTCAATAAAAGAACATTGTGATATTACAAAAAGTCTTGTTTTAGGAGCTTCTATGGTTATGGTTGGTGGTATGTTTGCTGGGTATGATGAATCACCGGGTAGTTTAATTGAAGAGGGATCCAAGAAATATAAAGAGTTCTGGGGTAGTGCATCATCGTCACAATCTGGAAAAACTAATAGGGTTGAAGGTATTAAAAAATTAATTCCATATAAAAATCAATCTATTTTTAATAAGTTAACTGAAGTTGAGGAATCTTTACAAAGTGCGATTTCGTATGCTGGTGGTAATCCTAGTGATTTATCTTGTTTAAACACTATTAAATACGTTACGCGGACGTAATATTTGAATCGTCAACATTTGATGAATTTTTAACTAAGTAGTCTTTATCACCTAAACTAAAAATTCTATATTTGGATATATCAATTCCCATATTATCTAATTTATCTAAAAAACTTGTTGGTAAATTTATACAACCACTAGATAAATCTAAATTAGTATCTTTAGTAAGTGTTGTACCATTTACACACTTAAAAGCATCAATTCTTTCTTTAGTATCTTTAACTCCGTGTATTGCCGGAACTAATTCTTTACCAGAGTCATCAAAAAAGGACCAAAGATTTTTTTTTGGGTCTTCTGGTGTTCCAGCACCAGTATATTGTTTATATGTTTGTCCTGGTCCGGCGTTAAACGTACCACTAGGTGCAAATCTACCTCCGACTCTTGATATTGGATCACCAAGACCGGATTTAACTCTTTCATCATAACTCATTTTAGACCAATCTTCAAATTCTTTAGTTGGTTTGTCTTTTCCCATAATTGCTAAAGTCCCAGTTAAATATGTTCCACCATTATCAAAAAAATAAACTGTATTTTTAACCTGATCTACTATTAACCAAGGTTTATCTTGGTAATTTGGTCTTATAGTATTTAAAGCAACTTGGCAAGCAGACCTAAGTTCAAGATTTTCATTTTGATCTTTATTTTTTACATTCTGTAATATTTCTTTTGCTTTAATTGTTAAAATTTCAGAAACTTTATTAAAGTCATTACCATATTTAGACATTATCCCATTATAGTCACTTAAAGTATTTTTATAAACATCACTAAAAGTACAACCAGTTGTATTTTCTTGTTCGGTTAACAAACCATAAAGTTTTTTTATTTGGTTTCTTTCACCCTCTGTTATAATAAATCTTTTAGTCATTTTAATATTCTTTAATTTTTACAATTAAATCTCCACTACCCTTTATTACTCTATGATAAACACCTTTTGGTATAAATATTGTTTGACCTTCCTTTAATATTTTTGGGGTGTCGTTATCCATCTGTAACATCCAGTTATTAGATTTAACAACTTTGACTTTTCTATCTTGCTTATCAAAGTGCCATTTCAATTCGCCACTATTAATACTTTCTTTAAACAATCTAGTTTTGATTCCATTTTCTTTTACTTCTTCAAATGGTAAATCATCATCTTTTTTGATTTGTTTTGGACTTAATGGTGGGTCCAATAAAAACTTTTCATTAAGATATTTTCTTAGTTCGTTTTCAACAAAGTATTCTGGTACTTCCTCATCATCTGGTTTTTCAGATGCAATCTCAGCAATATATCTAGCAAACTTAACTTTTAGTTTATCATCAAGCATAGTCATAAGACCATCTGAAATAAAAAATATTTTTGATAATGGATCACCAATACCTAATTCACCCTCAACAAGGTTGAATATTGTCATAATAGTTTTACCCCACCATGTCTTATATCCAGTTGTTTCTTCAAGTCCAGGTCTAAATATTTTATTAAATGCTCTTAGTATAGAACCAGTAAAACCAGCAATTGCTAATTGTGGGAAAAACCAAGGAAGTAATCTTAGTGTTGCTTTATATCCTCCTTCACCAATATGTTGATATAGTCTTTTTGCTTTTGCGTTTGTAACAATTTCTCTTAATTGTCCAAATGTGATTTTCCCTTGCGCTTCACAGAATTTTTTTGCATCACAAATGTTTTTAACGGCTTTTTCAGATGGTGTAACTTCTTCATTTAATGAATCATCAGATTTGTAATCCAAGTCATATAAAGGTCTTTTATTAAACACAAATTTAATTTGGAATTTATTTGGTTCGTCAAACCAAGTAGAGTCCTGTAACATTAAAAATGTTCTACCCTCGCGATATAGTAGAGATTCAATAAAGTCACTAGTGTTAAGCTGTGGGTTTTCTGAATCAATAAAAAAAATAACTGTCGCTTGTGGTGTTAACAATTCTTCAGCAGGTATTGATTTATAAGCTTTACTATTTGGTCTTATCTTTATACCATATAAGTTTAATTTAATATCTTGATGGTATTTATTTTCAAATTTTTTTTCAACAACTTCTTTTAAAAAGTGATTGAATATTTTTACATATCTACGGTTAATGAATCTTTCGTATGGTTTCATAATGTATTACCAATTTCTGGATGATTTAAGACCTAATTTTTTCGCATATCTCCCAACATTACAAGACCAATATCCTGCTGTAGTTCTATCTTTTTTCTGATCACAATTGTGTCTTGCTCTAAATGATTTTGCTCTTTTTTTATTCGCGTTTTTAACCCTTAAATTTGGGTCTCCAAATGTAACTTTTTTAACCCCACCACCTGGTGTTTTAACATATACAGCAAATTTCTTTGGCCCACCTGGTGTTCTAAAAGGACTTCCAAGTTTTACCTTCTTTCCTCTATGTACCGCTTCACTAATTGTTTCTTTTATTTCAAATGGAACATCTAACCAAACTGTTTTTCCATTATCAAGAGTTACCGACTCACCTAAATTACTCTCAACAAGCCATAAGTCTTCATCGTTAACATCCATTAAACCATTATTATAAAGGGTTCTTACTTCATTTATTAATTCAAAATATGAAGATGAAAAAATCCTAAAAACATTTTCAGATAACGGTATTCTATTATCTAAATGGTATTTAAGGTTTTTAGAAATACTCACTGATTCCGTAAGAACCATAGGGTGGTTTAATTCTTCATTTAAAACTCTTTTTATAATATTGTCTAACATAATCAACTATTTAGATATTTATTAATATAAATACATTAAAATTGATTAAATAAAACATATTTATTTTAAAATCCTCATATGAAAAAAATAAAATTAACAGAAAGTGAGCTTGTTGCTTTAATAGAAAAGGTAATTAAAGAAAATGGCGATGTTCAAATGGGTGGTGAACAAAAAGAAAATAAGAAAAAAGAACCACCAAAACCTAGATGTATGGAAGATAATATGATTCCACTTGATGAAATGGTTGGTCAAGCTGATGAATTTGTAAAATATTCACCTGGTGTCTCAAAAAGAAGAATGGGTGTTAATTCAATGGTTGATACTTTAGGTATTCTAAACAATATAAGACTTTTTAAGGACGTTAAAGATGGTGGTGCACATTTAGCTTATGATATGATGCACAATCTTAATAGATTCAGAAATAAAAACTATCACGACGAAACAACTGGTGAATGCCATAAAGCGATGGATAAGATTGTTGAGTTATATAAAGAAAATGAACACGGAACAGAATTAGTTAAAGATATTGAGAGGGTTTTAGCACTACAAACAAAAGATGACGAATATACACCATCACCAAGAGCTAAAGAATACCTTAAACAATGTATTAATTTAGTTAAAGGACAATAAAAACTTTGCTTAGGACCATTACTGGTTATGGTAATGTTAAAGGGACAATTCGCTACTGTCCCTTTTTTTATTCTTTAAAAATCAAACAATATATTACAAACAATTTTAAAGTAAACAGTTTTTTGTGAAAAATAAAAATATTTATTAAAAAACAAATATTATGAAAAATTTTTTTAGACAACTATTCTGCGATAATAACTCAATTAATGAAAAATCTGTTGTTGGGTTTATTGCTTTTTTAATGATGTGTTTATTTGCTTGTGCAGACATCGTTACTGGTTTTATGGGTTTACCATTAGTAATTAATGAATTTATCTTTAATTCATTTTTGATTTTGGTACTTGGTTCATTTGCAATTGGGTCTGTTGATAAATTTATCAACAAAAAACACGGATCTGAAAGTGAATCTGAAGAAGCACCAGTAGAATAATAAAACATTTTATAAACTTTTTACTCCCCTCCGCAAGAGGGGTTTCTTTTTTTAAATAAAATTTACTATATTTGTACCCTATGAGTGATAAGAAAGTTAAAAAACAAGTAGAACGTAAGGTATTTGAACGTGTAATTACCCACGAAGACTGTACTTTAATCTGGAAATACGACAATTATAAGTCAAATACTGGACCTTATGAGGTAGAAATTAAACCAAATAAGAAAAAGGGTTAAATAAACTATTTATATATATGAAGATTTTACCCGTTTTAAGTGAAATAATTAATAAAAAAACCCTTATTTCTACCCTAAAATCAATGGATTTTAGCCAAAAAGAGGCTGAAAATGAGGTAGAATATTACCTAAAATGGGCTAAAAACATACCAAAAACACAAAAAGGGTACCGAATTTTGGTCGTAAATGATAAAAAAGACATCAATTTAGATGAAATTGGGTCACATTTTAGTAAAAATAGGGTAGAATTACTGTCAAATCACTCATTTTGTACTGGATGTGGTGAAAAATACTACCTAATTACGGCTGAAATACCTAAAAATGAGGTAGATATTGAAGAAACTATCAAAAATAACATACTTTACCCTAATGAAATGGAAATTACAGTCAAAAATAAGGGAAAAAACGTTAAAATTCTTAAAATTCAAGAAATAAACACCGAAAATGATGGATTTTAAGGTTAAAAACTTAAAATTTGATTAAAATATCAGTTTATAACCTTATTTTTATCTAATTAACGTTAAATGTCCGTGATTTGTGACTTTATCATCATTTCCAAAGACATTAAATGTTAATTTCCACACATAAACACCTTCTGTACACATTTTATTATCAAAAGTACCATCCCAACGACCATTTGGGTCATTAGATTCCCATACTATGTTACCCCAACGGTTAAAAATAAGGAACTCAAACCCATTTATATCATATCCATTAACCATAACTGGCCCATATAGTTGGTTATTCTCGTTTCCATCTGGTGTAAAACAGTTTGGTATCCAGTAAATAACCCCAGGACAGTCATTAACAACAACTTGTATTGATTCCTCAACATAACAAATGACATTTTCACGTCTTAATACTATATTATACGTTCCTGTTTGTGTGAATGTGTATGTTAAGTCTTCCATAGCATATACAATTCCATTAACTGTCCACGTATTTACACCATCACCACCATATATTGAGGTATATGTGACTGTTTTACTCTCCCCATCACACAATTCAAACATATGTTGACTATATGTGACTAGGGAAAGACAGAAAAAATATACAAATAGTATTAATTTCATTAATTATGTTGTATAGGTGATAATGTTGGTGTTCCATATACCGGTACAACAACAGATGTTGTGAATGTACAACCAGCAGAACCTACTGTATATGTAACAGTTGAGGTTGCATTAGTCCCGTTTGTTACGTTATCAGGACAAAACTGGTTACCAACTACTCCAGTACCAGACCAAATACCTCCAACTGGTGTTCCTACAAGGTTTACACAAGGATCTGACTCACAAAATGGACCTAAAGCTGTGATTGTTGGTATAACTTGGTATATTAATACATTTAAATTGACCGGTGTTGCAGGACAGTTAGCTGGTGGTGGTGAAGAATAGGTTACCGACACACCATTTGGTATTAATCCAGGCGCTGCTGCCGACCAGTTTACTGAAATACTATTAGTTCCTTGACCGGTTGTTATTACACCGGGGGATGCAACAGTCCAGGTGTATGTTCCAGAACCAACAGATGGTATAGTATAGGTAGAAAGAGCTGTTGATTGATAACAAACCGTGTCTGGATTTGTTGTTGTTAATTGAGATAATGATATTGTTGAAATCATCGTCATTAAAGCTAGTAAAATTCTTTTCATTTTTTATTTAATTATGGTTTATTGGTCCCAAAACTATTGGGACTACGTTTATTGTTCCGTTAAATACGTTAAATGGTGTTGCCAAGTCACAAGAAGAGCTAGTATAGCTTCCCCATAGACCATCAGAGCCCGGTGTAACTTGAATTAATAAGTTTTGGGGTGTACATACGTTTGCAACAGTTAAAGTCACACAGAATGTCCATATACAAGAACCGGCATCACCAAAATCATTTCCCGGATTCCCATCAACAGTCAAATCAAAGAAATAACCAGGACCAACTGTTACGATAGGTGTTGTTGTTGATGTTACAGAAGTTCTCCAAACCCATTGTCCTCCAGTTGCATTACCACCACAGTTTGCTGGTGCTGATTGTGGGGTAACTGATGCCCAGCCAGGACCTAAGTTTAAATCAAAACCTTCAATCCAATTGGTGCCGGCTTGAGTATATCCGTTCATTGTATAACACATAGTTACAACTTGACCTGCATTATATGTATTTCCTACTGGTGGGGGTGTTAATGTAAAAGATTGCACACCATTACATTGTGTAAATGCAAATACACTAATAAAAATTAAGACAATTGATAACAAAATTTTCATATACTATAAATATAAAGTAAATAACTTAATATACGTAAAATAACTTGTCAAATGAACATTTACTGGTTATTATTTATTATATGAAGTATAAAAAATATCTACAAAAAATTATAGATAGACAATTTAAAACTGATTTAGAAGAATTTTTTGGAAAAAAAAGTTATATATCAATAAGTAATGTAACTTACATAAGAAGTAAGGACTCATACTTAGTAAGTGTAAACTTATATTTAGATGAACCAGAAAAAATTGATTTATTATTTCCTTCTGCTCTTGAAATGTTGATACAAAGAGCCTGGAATGTTGTTGGTGATAAAAAACAAATTATACTTCAGTCTTCGTTTGATTTGATTCCGTAATAGAACCCATCTCAATTAAATTTTTAATAGTCTTATTTAATGGTGCTTTAATAAAATATTCACCATTTTCGTGTCTAAAAAAACACCAACCAACAAGTAAAGAATTTAACTGGTTATAAATTTCTTTGTCTTTTACTTTATACACATTTAATCCCACCATCTTTCAATTTTTTGTTCTAATAATTTAAATAATAATTTTCTTGCTTTTTCTTGATTGTGTTTAGCTACTAAATGACAAAGATTTCTTTTTTCTAAATCATTACCATTTTCTTTTAAAACTTTTCTAACACTTGACGGATACTTTTTCAAAAACTCATCATAGTTTTCAGATAAAACTGTCATTTTCATTTCCTTTAAATTTGGATTATCTTCAACAGGGATAAAATCAAATTCAGTTTCACTGTAATTAAAATCTTCCATTCCGTAATATTCTTCTTTTACTCTTTCAAGTAAATTAAGTGCAATTGTCATATCACGATTATCTCTATCTATTTCTGTGTGACGATTTGCGTTGATGATTTCTTGTCTTTGATATTCTATCTTTTTTTGTAGTATTGTATAGATATGCCAAGAGTCCCAATCCCTATCTTGATATAAAGTTGGTATCCACCTAAATATGTTTTTTATTCCAATTAAAAAATATCTTATTCTCCAATGTAAATTTCTCCATAGAGTATCTCTACTCCATGCAGAATCTTTAGGTATTGTCAGTTTTTTGTAGTTTTTCATTTTCTTTATCTATGTATTGCAAATATAAAGAAAATAATATTAAAAAGTTAATAGAAATACATAAAAAAGTTTCTAAAATCCAATGCCAGTCAGTCTGTGTCATTGATACGTGTGTACCAAACCACATAAATGAACCATACTTGTTCATTAACTCAACAATTAAGTATTTTAAAAATTTAATTAACATTAAACAAATCTAGGTATAACAGATTCTTCAAGGAAGACCTCAAATTCGTGTTCAAGACCTTGTAGTTCATCCATTAAATTTTCGTAGTCATCTAGTAAATCATACCCAATTTCACCAATTTGAAATTCGTATTCAACTAGATTACCATCTGGTGTTGCAGCAATATAACCATAATATTCTTCACCCCCAAAAAATATAGATCCAAAAATTAATATTTCATTTTTATCACTTTCTTTATCAACTTCTTGATAGTCATATTTAAATTCCATTTCTGGAATATTAGGTAAATTAGACTTAATTGTTTCACCTCTTTGGTCATCATACATCGCATATTCATCCGCCGGTCCTTGGTAATATTTTAAAGGACCTTCGTGAGATGATAGTCCATCTAAATATCTTTTCTCACTTGGTGTTAAAGAATCTCTACCAGATTGACCTATTTTATCAATTAGTTGATTTATGTATTCTTCATTTTCAATAATGAATTTCATTTGAGATTCGGTTACTATAATTTTTTTCATATTGTTTGACTTATTAATATAAATATTCTATCCTTATAAAAAATTATATTATGGGTAAAATTAATGAAAACAGTACTGTGACTGTAAATTACACAGGAAAACTAGAGGATGGTTCTGTATTTGATTCATCTTTTAACGAAGGAAGAGAACCGTTAGTTGCAACTTTAGGTCAAGGTCAATTGATTAAAGGTTTTGAACAAGGTCTTTTAGAAATGGAAGTTGGTGAGAAAAAAGTGGTTGAGATTGAACCGGTTGACGCTTACGGTGAAAGAAATGAAGGTATGATTCAAGAAGTACCAAAAGAAAGAGTACCACAAGAAGTTGAGGTTGGACACGTTTTACAAGCGGAAACTCCGATGGGTATAGTAAACTTTAATGTATTAGAAATTAAAGAAGAAACTGTTCTTCTTGATGCTAATCATCCTTTAGCTGGGAAAAAATTAATTTTTGAATTAGAAGTTGTTGGTATCAATTGATACCAACACTTTTTTAGTATCTATTTGGCCTTCTTCCGAATCTTCTTCTAGATTCTGCCATACTATCCATTGAACTTAATGGGTTTTCTAATGGCTCATCAGATTGTTGTGAAAGTTTTTCAAATAAAGCAACAAATCCTGGCGCAGGTAAAGTTTTGAACGCTTCAGTTGTACATCTTTGGAAATCTAGTCTTTGTGGATCACATCCTGGGATGTCACTATGACTTTTAAATAACTCCACATCAGAAGCTAAATCAATTTCATCTTCTTTTAATATTTTATTGATAATTCTTTTTAAATCGGATTCTGTTAGCCTAACTCTTTTCATAATATATTATTTACATATAAATATATCAATAAATCAAAAATTACCTTTTATATATTGAAAAATTACTTGGGGTATTTTTACACAATCTCCAGAACCATTTGGGCAATCAAATTTTGGTAAATCAGATATTATTTTTTTTAGGTACCTCGGTGCTTTTTTTGTTACACTTTTAATATAGTCCAGAGAATATGATTTTTCAGAATCATAATATGATTCATTTAATTTTTTTTCATTAGTTATTGTATTAACAATGTGACTAATTTGACTTTCACTAAAAATAATTTTTTTACCCATAAAACATACTAAAATCTATTACATAAATAGACCGTATGTAGAAATTAATTCGTTTTTGTTTAAAAAATTCATTCATAATTTTTATTAAAAAATCATCAGAGTCTACTTTATATGAATTTTTTAACGTGTGTCTAAGTCTATCATCAAAAATTAACAATCCATTTTCTGTACTATACTGAAAATATTTTGAATTGTTTGATATAAAATATTTTTGACTTGAATCAAATGGGTTGTTTTTAATTTCGGTATTTGTAAGTAAACTACTTAAATACTTTAACGCATATTTTGTTTCCATAGTTGAAGAATTTCAACAAAGGTAAACATTTTTTTGAAATAAAAAAATTTAATTTGGGGAATTTGAATGTCCTCCTTTTGACTTTCCTAGATACATTTCGTGATATTTTTCCACAGTATCTCCAAAATCTTTTATATATATAATTGTTGAAAAAATTTTAGATGCAAAGTGTTCTTTAAAATTATCCACTGATCCGTAAAATTCCATACCAAAAGTTTGGAATGTAGATAAGAAGGCCTCTTGAAACCGATATAATCCACCTAAAAGACGTTCTCCTTTTTTTATAATTTCGTCCTCTGGTATTTCTGGTTTTAATTTATTGTAGGTTGTTGCAAAATCCTCAATTACACTTCTAAAAAAAAATGTAATCTGGTCTAGCTCTTCATCATAAGACGTACTCTCAATAGTCATTATTTTATCCATCACCTCTTCTAATTCACCAGACAATAAATTTAAAGCCTCCATAAGTTGGACAAAGATGTATGAATGTAATCGCATAACTTCCGGACTATCATAACCAATTCTTACTTCGTTTATGATTTTATATATAAGTTTTTTTAGTTCACTTTCAGACAATACAATTTCTCTCATTATAATATTTTAATAATAAATATCATAAAAGAAAGTTTAGTTAATACCTAGTGACACTAATAATTCTTGTAGACCAACAACCTCAACATTACAGTTTTCATATAATTCGTGATTGTAAGCGTCCTTATCTTTTTTAGCTGCTTTTGAAACTTCGCTGTGCTCCTCTTTAGTAAGAATTATTGTTGATCCATATTTAACTAATAAATTAACAAATGAAATAAAACTTAAACTAGGGTTTTCAGAAAAGTTTTCAAATAAAAGTCTTGACGCTTTACTTCTTTGGATAAAGTGGTCTTCAACTAGACTTTCTTCACCATTTAAAACTTTATTAGATTTTAAACCTGTTTTAAAAATGTTTGCAGATGATATGTCCCAGATTGGGCTTCTAAAAGTACTAACAAAAAAATTTAAATAATCTTTATCGTCTAATTTTTTGTATTGATTGTAAATGCTGACATTTTTTTTAAATAAATCATATAAAACTTCTAATTTTTTAAATTGTAGTTCTGTTGTTTCTGATTTAATTTTTTGTAAAGTATATTTTTGTTTTTTTGACATATGTAAAATATAAAATAAAAATACAACTATGTCAAATACTATTTACTTATTTATTTCTTCTTTATACTTAACCAGTAATTCACTATTTTTTTTAATTCGTTTTAGTGTCTTTGACAGGTTTCTTCTATTTCTTGGCTTTGTTTCTTCTTTTTTCATAAAAATTAAATATTATTAAGCTTCCTCATCAATGTTAATTACACCAATTATTTTTTTGTTGTCCGAAAGACTATCTTTCCAAGTTTCAAAATCCTTCTCGTCATTAAATTCTTTTATAATTGATTTATAATAAAATGAATCACCCTCATTTATTTTTAACCCAATACCTTTTTTTATACCTTTTTTTGAAAGGGCTTTAGTAATTTGTTCTTCTGTTAATATATAAGTTTTCATTGAGTTATGTTATAATATATAAATATAAAGAAAAAAGAAAATCATAGCGGGATTCAAACCCACACCTAATTTTATGCTAACCAATTACACCATATGATTTTCTTATTGTTCTCAATTACCGAGTTACTTTATCTTTATTGCTTTTACGGCCGAGTATTGGACAAATGGGTTAAAATAACAAATTCCCAAAGAGGGTATATATAAATATCTTAAAATAAAAAACCCACCTTTGTGGGGTGGGTTCTAAAATTTTTATTTAATTAAATAAATCACCAAGTTTATCAAAAAAGGTACTACCAACTTTTTTCATTTTATCCCACAAATCTTCTTCATCTTTTACTTTAACCTCACCTTTTTCATTTTTTTCTTCATCACCAAATAATTTCTTAAACGCCTTTTTAAATTTATCACCCATAGATTCGTATTCTCTATCTTTAACACTTTTGCCCTTTTTATCAATAGCACCTTTTAGTACATCCAAAGGATTTTCTCCTGAATAAAAACCACTAGAGGTTTTATAAATATTATAATGTAAATGTGGTGCGGTTCCTTTAGCATTACCAGAATCACCTAATGTACCAACTTTAGTGCCGGCAGTTACAAATTCACCTTCGTCAACAGTTCTACTATCTAAATGTCCTAACCAATGTGAATAACCAGTTTCTGGATCCTCAATTATTACAGTTAATCCATTACCACCAAATTTTACTTTTCCGTCAACAGGAGCCAAAATAGCGGTACCTCTTGGTCCAAAAATATCAACACCAATGTGTCCTTTTAAATGTCCTCCAGCACCAGCATAAGTTGGTTTTTTAGAAAAGTCTGAATTTGCACTTCCTCTAGGATTATCAAAATTATCCCAATCATTATCATAACCAATATTATATCTGCCGCCAGAAATTGGAAACGCGTCTAATTCTGGTAAACTTTCATTTAAACCATATGACTTTCTTATTTGTCTTTTTTCTTCTTCTGTTATTATTAATCTTTTTCCCATAATTATAAATATTATTAAATTAATGAATTTAACTCTTCTAGATTAACTTTTGGGTAAAAATAATGTATTGCTATATTTCTGGGTTCTTTTTGGTGTGCCCAATCTTGAATAAATTCCAAAGAAACTCTATTGTTGGTTATGTTAGACCAGTATTCCTCAATGTCGGTATCATCAAATTTTGTGTAGGTCATTGTAGGTGGTAATATAGAATAAAACCTATTCATTTTTTCTTCCAATTTATCATTAAAACCTTTAATTTTATCTCGGTATTCCTCATCAACATATCCTAATAGGTATACACTTTTGTCTTCTAATATATCCATCAAAAATTTTTTTTCGTAATAAACTTTTGGTGGTGTTGTGTGTGTAATTTTATAAAAAAGATTTAAATCAATATCTATATCTGCATCAACTATTGTTGGTATGTTGTTAGGTTTTTTAAGTTGTATTTTTGTAATAAAAGGATATGTTTTTTTTATATGACTTGTCAACAAATCTTCGGCTTTTTGTTTTGAATTTATATTTTCTAATAAAAAGTTTTTTTGTTTTTCTGTTACGATTAATCTTGACATAATAATAAATATCTTAAAATAAAAAACCTACCTAAACTTTAAATGGGTTTTCATATTTAATTTAAATTTTATTACGTGGTTGTTTCTCCAGTATTTGTTGTTTGATTTTTGTTCATTACATATTCAGAACACTTTCTATCCCAATATTTTAATACAGTCTCACTAAATGTTTTTTCTTTTGCCTCATCACTAGCCCAGATGGTATTACCATCCCTATCAAAAATTTCAGCTTTTTTCTTATCACAATAAAATCTACCGTTACCTCTTTCTTCACCTACAGTATTTGTAGCCATTTGCGGACTTGAGTATTCAAAGCGGTATCCAAAATCTTCTATACCAATATTATAAACATCTAACAACATAAAGCTGTCTTCTTTTCTTTTACCATTCTCAACATCATAAAATCTAATCTTTAAAGGGTTTTGTACTGTTGGGTTTTCAGGTAAAGTAGTACTAGGTGTAGGTTCTGGATTTGGTGTTGGTTGTGTAGGTGGTGTTGTATTTGTTGTAGGTTGCACTGGTTCACCCTCCTCAAACAAAAATGGTTTCATCTTTGTTGATTTGTGCATATTTAAAATACGTTTTTTTTCTTCTTCTGAAATTATAAATTTTCCCATAATATTAATTTTATTTATAAATATATTGAGAAAACAAAAAAATTAAACTTATTTAAAATTTTCGTAAGCTATTTTAAAATCTTCATAATAGTGATTTGAAATCATCCGTTGTAGTTGATTTCTTAATGTGATAAAATCACTAGATATATCACCTATACTTTCACCGGCAATACTTCCAGCTATAGCAAAAGCAATTGTGTTACGGAAATCATCAAAACTTATTTTTGTACCACCAAGTCTTTCAAAAAAGAAATCTAAAATACTAGGACTTAAATAATATTCAAGTTTTTTATCAATATAAACCTTTCTTCTAAGAAATGTGTTTTGTGATTCTGTTATTATAAATTTCATCAACAATAAATATCACCCTTCTTCAGATTGTCTTCAGCCCATAATGGTTGTAAATTTGTGTAGTGACAAAATTCAACTATTTCTTTTTCATCTTTAGCTAAAGATAATGGTTTAATGTGGTCTATGTGCCACTGCCCGTGATTATCCCAAGTCATACCAGGTTCAAATAAACTTTCAAAATGTTTTTTTACTTCGTCCCATTCTCCACCAATTATTTGATATGTCTTTGAATTTTTTGTATAACCCTTTCTCTTAAAAGATTTACGAACACATTGTCTTATAATTTGAATAAACATAGTTCTATTATCTTCCTTTTCTTTCTTTCGTTTTCTTTTTACATCATACTCCCTACATTTTTTATCATATGTTGGGTCTTTACGTTGTTCTTGTTTTCTAATATACCTACTTTTATTTTCACAAGTTTTACAGGTATTTCTATTTCTAAAAGAAGTTTCGGGTTTTGTCTCTTGACAAGTGTTACAGATTTTATTAGTCATATAATAATTTATCTTAAAACAAAGATACAAATATTATTAATAATAAAAAAATTTTTTTAGGAATGATGTAAAGGATAATCTTTTTTTAGATTTTTATAATATAAATCAAGTAAGGGTTCATAAAGACTAATAAGATATTTAATAAGACTTTTTAAATCTTTACCAGAAAGAACATTTACAACTTCAATCCCATATTTTGTATACAGATAAGCATCAATTGCTGAACCAACTAAATCAAATTTAAAAGATTCTTTATCTGTTGTGTCAAAAAATGAGTGAATTGCACCCATCTTCATAACCTTTTCAAATTTATGACTTTTAAATCTTCTAAAAAATATTAATGTTTTATCTTCCATAATTAAAAATCAAACCAGTCATCACGAAGTTCGGCATCAAAAGTGTCTTCATCTGTTATCTCCCAGTACCAGGGATCAATAACTCCTTCCTCTTGTAAGTTTTGTAAATACCCATTTGTTAAGGTATCACCTAAGTAAGTTTCAATAGTGCCACTTCTTATATATCTTCTTAATTCTTTTTCTTCTGTAACGTAATCAATGTTAGTATCTTCTAAAGTGGGTCTTACTACATCACCACTTTCTAGATTAGATTTTTTTAAACTATAAAAAAGATATTCAATATCAAGTCTTGATAAGTTACCACCAATAGGTGCTGCAATTTTTTTTTCAATAATTGTACCACCTTTTAAAAAGTAGACAAAGTCGTCTGCATCGGTTAAATGCCAATTTGGAAATTCAGGACTTATAATGTCCCACACATAACGTAAATACTTTAAAAAAGCTTTGTCTGGCATCCTTTCATATACTGATTTTTCACCCATAAAATTATTTATAATTACGTTTTAAATTTCTTCTCAAGTATCTTTCAGCAATTTCAGAAGACTTACTATCTATATTACTAATAATGATGTCATTTCCTTCAAGAGTAAAGTTATAGTTACCAACTTGTACAGAACCACCATTTTCTTCAATGTAGTTTGTTGCCGAATCTATGTAATCATAAAAAATATCACCTCGTTCTAGTTTGTTTAAATCAACATAAATAACATCATCAGTACTTCTTTCATCAAAAAGATGTGCGTATCTTCTTCTTCCTTTATAATTTTGTGAAATATCAAACTCAAATTTTGCTAAATCATTTAATGCGTTTTCAATCATTTCTGGTGTCATCTCTTCTTCTTCTCTATTTCTTCCAAACATTTTAGAAAACATATTTTCATCTATTTCATTTTCTTTGATTACACGTTTAATAATACGTGTTAAATCAGATTCTGTAAGTTTGATTATTTTTTTCATACAAATAGTTTATTTATAAATATTATGTTATAATTTATTATTTTAAATATTTGACATATTTTGGTTCTATTCGTCTAAGAATGAAGTTTAACATTTTATCTGATAATTTATTAATTGGGATTGTTTTATAAGCGTCAAAACTACCTGGAACAACAAGACTATTATCATAAGGTACTTCTTCACCCCACGGTTCTTTATTATAAAAAGAAAATAAAACATTTTGTGTATCAAAATGGATTTCTTGGATATAAACAACATCATTTTCATCATACAATTTAAACCCCAATTCATCAACAATCTTTTTTGGTATTTCCCAATATAACAAATCTGTTTCGGTCGGTTGATACTCTTCCTTTAAATCTTTTTTTATTGGGGATTGAGAAAGTTTCTTGTTATAACCCATCTCCAGTTTTTTTTCGTACCTATCAATTAAAAGTGGTCCCAATTCCCAATACATACCAAATACCTTATCCAAACTATCATCATCATACATAATACCATATTCTGGGTCAATACGCGTATCAATCTCGTGACCTCTTTCATCTACAACAAAATGATGAAGCATTTCATAAATGACATAGTCAGAAAAGTCTTCAAAAGAATTCCCAGGGGGCATTTCACGAATGTATTTATCCAAATTTAAATCAAAATATAATAAATCACGTATTTTTAAACGTCTTTGTAAATAAAGAGGCATTGAGTTAAATAAACCCTCAAGATGTGTAACTTCGTTTAGTATGATTTTCATATTAATTTTTAACCTATACTCCAATCTGAATCATTAATATCACTATCACTAATCTCAGACTCAGAATGCCAGTCATATGGGTCAAATTCATCATCTTCTCTTAATCTGTTAAGATAATAATCATTAACATTATTTGGTAAATAAGTTTGTATATCACCATGATAAGAAACTGTAACCCACTGTTTTTCGTACTCATTTAATATAATATCAATTTGGTCAAGTTCTGGTCTATCAAGTGAAACATCTTCATTTTCAATTTCTTTATTTTCATTTAAAACGTAATAGATATATTCAAAATCCCACCTATTAAGTTGAGTACCAAAAGGTGCTGAAAGTTTTCGTAAAGTTTGTTTATCAGTAACATCGTTATAATAATCATCAATATCTTGTTCATACTGACTTTGATTAATGTGTTGTTTTACATATTTGATATATTTTCTTAATTGATTGTCAGAAAAATTTTCTAGTCTGGATCCCATATAAATAAGTTTATTATAAATATATTAAAAAATAAAAAACCCCACTTGATGAGGTGGGGATAATTAAAGTAGTTTTTTTATTAAAATTTAGGATATGATTTTCCATTCCTAAAAGTATACCCCAAATCTTCAATTTCCTTTGTTAGAGTTTCAATTTTATCTTCATAATAACCAAGTTCATCAGGGTCTATTTGCATCGGACTATAGAAATATAAAACATCATTTAATCTTTTTGTTAATTCGTCAACCTTTTCTTTTTTGGTGAGTTCAATAGGAGTTGGGTCAATCGGTTTTTCTTTTTTAAACATTTTGGAAAACCAATTTTCCTTAACTTCATTGTTTTCTTTAATAATCTTTTTAATAAGATCTGTTAATTCTGATTCTGTCAATCTAATAGTTTTTTTCATATTCTGTAATTAGTTTTCTAATTTATCGGCTAACTTTTCCCACTCTTCTTTACCGAATCTGTCCTTGGATTCTTGTCTAAGTATTCTAGCTAAGTCCTCTGCTTTGTCTTGTTTAAGCTCCGACATAGTATATCCAATACGATTAAGTATCATACGAGCCTTCCTTTCAAAACTTTCCTTATTTTCTTTAATCACTTGTTTAATAATACGTGTTAAATCAGATTCGTTAATTTTTTCATCATCTTTAACTCTTTCTCTCCCAACTTCAGACGATAATGTCCCAAGAACACCACCACCTAATCCAGCCATAAGAAGTGCTGCTTGTAATACGTCATCACCAGCCATAGTTCCCATCATATATCCAACTATTCCGGCTAAAAGACTAGAAAGACCATATGTTGTTAATTTTCTTTTTAAAAAATGATTTCTTGTTATTTCTTTTTTATTATCACCGTAGTCATAATATTTATAACTTTCATTAACGTTCATTTCTAAAGCTCTTTGAATTTTTTCAGCCTTGTCAGGGTTTTCTTTAAAGAAACTGACTAACCTTTGAAAATCGTCATTTTGTTTTAGTTTTTCCATTTTAGAAAAATCAGAATCCATTTCCATATCTTCAGATTGTGAAATCCATTCTTCTTCATTTTCTTTAATTACCCGTTTAATAATTCTTGTTAAATCTGATTCTGTTAATCTTATAATTTTTTTCATATTAATAACTGATTACAATTTATTAATCTCTATGTCCTCTACGAGGTTCGTCCATTAGTCTTTCTATTTTTTCATCGGCCTCTTCTTCATCCTTTACGGGTATTAATCTACCATTTCCAATAACATACCATCCGTCATATCGTTCTTCTTTTCTAAGCGGTCCAGAAGTATCAAACTCCTCTCCATCTGAAAATCTTAAAATATGTTCGGCCATTTCGTGTTTATTACTAACTTTAGAAACATTTGGCGTTTTTTTACCAAAAACTTTTTTAACTAAAGAATCAAAATCTTCTTTTTCTTCTTCTTTAATCACCCGTTTAATAATACGAGTTAAATCTGATTCTGTTAGCCTTATTACTTTTTTCATAATTGTTTATTTATAAATATTCAAATATTTACAAATTGGTGGCCAAATTCATAAGAAATCTTAATTTGGATTCCAAATCTCTTACTTCATTAAGTTGTCTTTCGTTTAATTCCAAAGATTCACCTCTTATTGATGAGATTTGATTTTGTATTCTTGTATATTCATACATTAGTTGATTATACTTTTGGGCTTTTTGTTCGTTGTTCATAACTTATATATAGGTTATAAATATAAAAAGAAAATAAAAAAACCCCAACTTGAGATTGGGGTTAGTTATATTTAATATAATTTATCATTTTCGTACTTATCTCTTGTCATTTCTAGAAGGGGAATAACAAATTCAAATAATTCAAGCATTGCATCATCTTTAAACCAATTAAAAAACTCACTAAAACTTGAAAAATTTTCTGGGGGTTGAACTGCAACAAAAGTATCATCAGTCCATATTTCATAATACGTGTCACCCTCCCCAAGAATATTGAGAACAAAATAATCCGTGACATCAACAGGTAAAAAACAATCACCATCATAATAAGGTGTTGCAAGAACAACAATACCATCATTATTTTCTGGGTCTTTTATATCATATTCCATAACACCATCACCTCTTCTGTAAGACGATACTTCATAAGTTTTACCATTAAAATCATAAGAAAATTTTTGGTCATAGAATTTTTTATAATAGAAATACTGAAATAAATGTCTTAATTCATTACAATTAAATTCTGGAAAATCATCATTAAAAATAACATCAAGACCTTTTGGTGTTAGACTATATCTTGTTAAGGTATCAAACACACCAATATCCTCAAATGAGTCCAGTATTTTGGTTTTTATTTTACTATTTTGATTTTCACTAATGATATATTTCATATAATGATAAATATATAGCCATTCAAAAAATGCGGCCAATCAAAGAACCAAGAAAACTACGGACGAAGTCCGGGTTCGGTTTATACCCCCATTACAAAAGGAAGAAAAATAAAAAACCCCACTTATGATGAGGTTAGAATTATTTCTTTTTTACAATTAAAGGACCAAATTTATTTAGGTACATAGTAAAATACATTTTCTTTTTTTCAATTGGTTCTTCACCCCAATCCATTTTAGTTTTTTTGTTGCCACCATAAACTGTTATTGGGTCTTTTGTTGCCTTTTTTGAGAATGCAAGATGTGTTGTCTCAAACCATTCAGAATTTATCCATTCACACCAAGATGAGATTGTATCATAGGTGGGAAAAGATTCAACAATTTTATTTTCATTATTATTTAACTGTTTGCCATCTTTATCACTCCATTGGTTTAAGTCCTGAAAAGAAAAATATTCACCACCCATTAAATTATCATATAACTCATCAAATAAACTGGAGTCCAGGTCTCCACTTTTTCTTTTAAATTCATCATAATCAGATTCTAAAATAATTCGTTTAACAATTCTTGTTAAATCTCTTTCTGTTAGTCTTATAATCTTTTTCATATTAATATCTACGTAATAAATTTTGTATTTTTCTTACCAACATCAAATATTTATCAGATGTTAGTTTACCATTAAGTGTTTTAAGATAATCAATTAATCTATTTATCGGTCTTCTTTTTCTTTTGACCATCTTTTTGAAACGTCGTTTCTTAATTTCATACCACTTTCTAATTCGTCAGCGATTTGTCTTAACATAAAAACTTTAGATTCTTGTGATTCATATGAATCCCGTAAAAGGTCTTTTATATTGTTATAAAGTAGATTTTTATCCTTGTCTTCTTTTAATGTTTTTCTAACAATTCTTGTTAAATCTGATTCTGTTAGTCTAATTATTCTTTTCATAATAATAAATATTATGAAAACCAATTTTAAATTATATTTATATATTATGAGACATATATTAAGAAGATTATTAAAAGAATATGAAGAAGAAAAAGCTTTTACAAAAAAAGAGGTTTTATTTTTTAAATTCTTAAACGCCTATAAAAAGGCATCAAAAGCCGCAAAACGGCAACTTAGTGATTTTATGTTAAAAAATATGCCGACATTTGGTTTTGATCCGGCAGAGTTTACATATTACAGTAATTTATACACACAGAATTATAGGGAAGACGGAAGATATGATTTAACAAAGAAAAGTGAATTAAATCAATATCACACTTTAAAAAAACAAAAAACATCAAACGCAAACGCCAGGGATTTTGTTGTGGAATTAAAACCATTTAAAGGTTCAAATTTAAGGGCGGATTGGGAACAAGACTATAACGGTGAATGGGCATATGTTGTTTATTCCTGGGATTGGTACCCAATTTTTATGTACAAATACAAAAAATGGTTTGAGGTTGATGATAGATATTCATCATCAACTGGTAAACATATGTCAAACGCAACACCAAGAAGATATAATGAAAAACTTGGAAAAACAATGTATATTGTATCAAGAAAAGATATGAAAGATCTTAGAGATGGTAACCAGACCGTTGAGAGCGTAACAAAAAATAAAAATCAAATGTTTATTGATAAAATTGAAAACCAAATTGATAAACCTAAACAAGTAAGATTAGGGTGGAATCCAAGAGTAAGGGTTACTTATACGTTTAAAAGTGTTGACATTGAGGATGATAGTCCAGTTATTGATTTAGAAGTTGTAAAGGTTGATAAAATGGGTGGTCAAACATATACCCAAATTGATAGGGAAGCTGGTGATTTTTTCAGAAATGAAATGTTGGGTGTAACAAAAGAATATGTTACCGATTTATTAAAAGACCACATTTCAGATTATTCGTCAAACATATTGGGTAGAGACGTATCAAAAAATATCTTGGTTAATATTTCATATATTTAATAAAATAAAAAACCCCACTCTTTAAAAATGGGGGATTATTTAATAATAGAAAAAAGGATTATCTTCTTGAGAATTTTCCACAAGATATTTGAGTTCATCAATAAACTCTATGGTTTGTTCTAATCCGTGTTTTTCATAATAAGGTTTTAATATTTTCATAACAGTAGTTGTCATTTTTTCAGTATCAAAAAACATTTCATCATTGTCATCATCATCTTCGTCGTCACCATAATATGGATCATACATACTTCTGTCTTTATAATCGTCGTTTTCTTTAATTATTCGTTTAACAATACGTGTTAAATCTGATTCAGTTAGTCTGATTACTTTTTTCATAATATTTTTATTTAATAATCATAACGATTTCCATATTGTCTTAGTGACATTATCCTATCGGCCATTCTAGCTTCCATTGAAGGATTCTCCCTAGGTGGTGGAAGTTCTTTACCTGAATAATAATCATACCTATATGCGATTTTTAAATATTTTATAACATAGTCAATTTCATCATCTTTCCATAATCCTTTCTCTTTAGCTTTATTTAATATTGGTTTCACATCTCTTTGAATTAAATAATCTAACCTTCTAAAAGATTCTTCTTTGTCTAAATCCTGTGATCTTATAAATTTATTTACATTATGGTTTAAACTACTAATGACGTGTTCAGGAAGCAATCTAAATTTTTTCTCATCTTCACTCGATTTATCTTCTTCCATTTCCATAATGGTTCGTCTAACAATTCTTGTTAAATCTGATTCAGTAAGTCTTATAATTTTTTTCATAATATTATATTTTTATTTATTCTCCATAACGATTTCCATATCTTCTAGGTGACATTATTCTATTAGCCATTCTAACTTCCATTGAAGAATCTTCAAATTTAGTCCCATCAGGAATTGATTCTGAGTCTTCACTATACCCCATTTCTAAACCAAGTTCATTTGGTACAAACCCAATACCATATTGGTGAGTTCCAACCATTTCTCCTGTTTCAAAATCAATAACGTTTCTTATAGAAGCATTACGATTTTCTCTAATTACTCGTTTAATAATTCTTGTTAAATCCGATTCTGTAAGTCTAATTATTTTTTTCATATTATATTCTTTACAAATAAATATCTCAAATTTGTCAAAATTTTTCCAAAAATTTTTTTTTGAGATTTGGGTTATTTTAGAAAAGGGGGTCGTGTTTGTGGGAAATAAAAAATTATTGATTATTATCTACACCATATAAAAACCCGGATAAGTAATCATCATCAATATCATCTTCGTCATAATCATTACATCCCTCACTATCAATTAATTCAAGATACTCGTCTTTGATGTATTGGGAAAAATTATTTCTAACCCACCTATGTATTAAAACTATCTTATTACTATTAAGTTCAATTCCCATTACATCCGAATTATCTGATACTTGCCAAGAAACTTCGGTAAGAAATTCTGAAAACGCATAATCACATATATCGGTATCATTACGAAGAACCTCAATACCATTATCAATCAAATCTTTTATTGTTTTTTTTCTTCTTAAAAATGTAAAATCATTATTTTCCATATATGAATAAATATATGTAAATTACCATATATTCCCAATTATATGATAAAAAACCCCACTCTTATTAGGAATGGGGGGGTCGTGTTTGTAGGAAAAGCAATTACTACCACTCCTTATTTTTAAGGTATGTATTAATAATAAATTCGGAATAAGCTCCCCAGATAAAGTTGATAGTATTGTTTTTCACATCATAAGGCATAGAATTGGCAACTTTTTTTAAACCATAATTACTATCCATAATATAATCAAAACAACTTGGGGTTGCAGCAAAGAATGGTTTTCTTGGATCAGCGTGATTTAACATTACAGAAATATTACAATCAAATAAATAATAATGATGCCCCCTAAGTTCTGTATTATCAATTAATTCATTAACAACTAAAGTTATAAATTTACTATAAGCACCATCATACATTATTTTTACAAAATTATCAAGTCCACCGACAGCCTTAATCCCGGCACTAATACCTGATTTATCAATAACTTTATTAAGATTATTTTTAATGGATTTGTTTTGAGATTCTGTAATAATGATTTTCATATATTAATAAATATATCCACCACATATAATGTTGGGGGAACATAAACCGGATTTTTTTCAAAAATTTTTCCAGAAATTTTTTTGCGAATATTTCATTTTTGGGATTGAGCCCCCTATTTGACTGTCAAAATGTCATATATGGGGGGGATACGGGAGGGGGGAGGGGGTATCTATCCATAGCCCCCCGGTCATAGGGGTATTATAGCCCCCAGGGTTAATCTATATTCCAATCATCATCAATTAAATCTGTGTAGTCAATGTTCCTATCTTTTGTTTCCCATAAAAAAGGATCAATCCACCCTTCACCTTTTAACTCCCAAAGATATGAAGTATCAATCTCATCCCCAACATAAGTTAATAATTCACCTTGATGTGTCTCTGAAATATTGGCAACAAACTCTTCCGTATAAGTTATAAGTTTACTCTCAAGCTGGGGTCTTATAGTATTAATATTTGGGTCAAGTATATCACTTCTTCTATTATGTATTAAGACATACCAAAGATATTCATAATCTAATCTATCTAGATCCCTACCAATGGGGGCTTTTATTTTATTGTACATTTGAAGATCCATCCCCATAAATTCTCGGATGTCATCAAAGTCATCGTCAACAATTGTAAAAAAGTATTTCATATACTTATTAAATTGACTGTCAGATAATTTCTCAAAAAGTGATTGTTCTTCCATATTGTTTTATTTATTTATACATCAAACCATTCATCAATCATATCACCATCCCCATCATCCCTATCTGTTTCTTCCCAATCCCAAGGATCAATCACATCTTCATCCTTTAATGCCATTAAGTAAGAACCTTCAAGACTACCTGAAAGATATGTTTCAATTTCCCCAGTATATGTGTGCTCAACAATTACCCTTTCTCTTGTAACCCAGTTAACTTCTTGTTCTTCAAGTTGGGGTCTATCATCATATGGACCACCTTCCGAATTATTTTCCAATAGATAATATAGATATTCAATATCCAATCTATCTAAATCCGGAATACCAAGTGGGGCTCTTAATTTACCTCTTAATTGTTTATCCCACATTATATTCCGATAAAAGTCGTCTATATCACTAAATGTATTTGTGACAATTGTATCAAAGTATTTCATATACTTATTTAATTGACTATCACTGAATCTTTCTAATACTGAACCCATAGTTATTTTATATTAAATAAATATCATATTGTTTGGTATTGTCAATTATTATTTGTATCTTTGTATTGTCAGTGGTTAATACCGAGACGGGTTCGGTCCAGATGTTGGGGATCGCAGAGGGTGGACTCCAGCCTATCTTATAAAAAATATAAGACATAAAAAAATTCCCCACCCTAATGAGGGGGATTGGAAAATAAGTTGTTAAATTCATCTTGAACTTTACAAGTCACCAGGACTTTGAACAACTAATTCCCGGCTGTGGGGAAAATGAATTCTATTAATAAATATCCCCATCTTTTAAAAAAGTCAAGAGTTTTCTTTGTCTTTACTTTCCACAATTGTTCTTGAGTGGTCTCTTATTAGATGATTTATTTTTTGAAAGTCACCTGGACCAGTTACTTCCCCCACTTTATATAGATACTCTATTACATCATCCATCTGACAGTGGGTCATAATAAAAAACTTTTGTTTAAATTTCTTTGTTGTACCTTGAAGGGTTACTTCTTCATAGGTACAAGTTCCAGAATATAAACCGTGACAATATGTCACAGTTACGGTACCGCCTGATTTAGTTACCTGGGGATTGAAAATGTCTAATACTGATACCATAAGATGGGGTTTTTGTTAATAAGTATTTCTAAAATTATTTGTTTTTGTCAAAATGTCAGTCACACGTTAAAGACTACACAATCCCCTTCCCCACTTTCTCCCACTTTTATTATGTATATTCTTACCACTTTCTACCACCACAATCATTGTTGTAGGTATGTAGAACAATGATTTTTCCCCATTCTTGATACCTAGAAGACCACTTTTTTTACTATATCTATTTCCCAGTAAAAAAAGGAAGTTATAGTTCCTAAGCCAGGGATAGACATTTATGTTGTTAGTAGACCACTTATAGACAACTAAAAAGACAATTTCAACGACCACTTTAGTGTCCTGACCGACCATAGGAAGTGTCCTACTAATCATTCCTTCAACCTTTGACCCCCTAAATTTACACAATAATTAACACAAAGTAAAGGTGTCGGAGACCGACACATAGTGGAGTGGTAAAATGTGGGGATTACTAGAATCCCCCCGACTGATAATGAGATGGGGTTATGTTTTATATCACTTAAGCAAGGTTTAACCTTGCAATAAAGATATATTTAGTAATCCCTTTCATTACCACACCAAAATATAATACCATACTGTTCACTAATTTAATCTGTTCAGTGTCACTGAACATCGTCTGAAAATGAACACCTCATCATTATACCCTATTGTGTTACTTATATTGTGTACTCATCGGTCATCTTAAAATGGGGGTCAGTGACCACCACATTATAAAACTGGGGGGAAGGAAATGATATAAGATATGAATGAATGAAAAAGGAGACCGTTGTGAGGTCTCCCTTTGTAATGAGTGAATAACTTATATCATTTACAACTTTTTTAATTCTTTTTCTTTTTTCCTATCTTTATATGTTTTAGTAACAAAGTGTAATGATAGTTCCTTATTAAAATCATCAATCTCTTTATCAGTAATATTATTTATACGATTGTTTGCTTGATCAATATATATTTTTGAAATATCAATACCAATATAGTTATGTCCTAATAGTTTTGAAGCCACAGCACTTGTTCCACTACCCATATATGGATCAATAACAATACAACCTGTCTTATCATCTAAAATAGAATATATACACCTAGTTGGTATTTCTATTGGAAATGGTGCTGGATGACCTGATACGGTTTCTTTGTTCATCTCAGGTCGTAATCTCCATACCGATGTTAGTAGTGCGTGTTTAGATAATAATTCCTCACCATTATCATTTTTATTCTTTGGTTTATATAACCAGTATATTCTTTCTTCTACCTGCCAGAATCTCCACCCTCTTATATTTGCCGCTAGTGATCTGTCCCAAATAATTTCTTGTTTTAGTGTCCAATTAGATTTTGTAACCCAAGACACCGGGTGAATCATAACTTTCTCTTCCCATCTTATTTTATGATTATAAAATAGGGATCCACCCGGTTTGATAACCCTGTATAATTCATTTAGGACATTTATTTGTTGTTGTTGATATTCTTCTTCAGGTAAATGATCCTCAATGTCACTGTATTTAATATCCTTTACTAGACCACCTTTTTTATTTTTTTTCTTATTGTATGGTGGTGATGTTACCCCCATATCAACACTGTCACTTTCTAAACTTTGTAATATTTCTAATACATCTCCTAATAATATCTTATTCATATTCCTTTTAACCCCATAATATATTTATAACATTTATCTGTTAAAAATTTACGGTATTCTTCAATATCTTCAGTTATAAACTCAAGTTTAACGTCACATTTTTCTAATTGTGTCAATGGGATTGTCATACTTTTTAAGTATATATTAGGTATGTCCCCATTTGGTAAATGGTTATCTAACTGTTTTTTAAAATGTTTACTTAATTCTCTATATTTTACCATAAACTGATAAATAACTATACCGTCAACAAATCCAGCAAGGTGAAGTATTACATCATCATTAAAATATTTAATATGTCGTCTATGTGTCATATCAGTATAATTACCGCCACCTGTTAATTTTTTTGCTTTAGAATTTTTTGTGTCATAGCTTTGTGGTTTGTTTTCATGTGGTTCACGATCTATCTTACCGAATCCGTCGTATCCAAGTTTTTTAAGACTTGGTTCAACATCACTAATCTTACACATTGTTAGCTCACGTAAAGTTGATGAGTTTTTGTCGTTGAGATACATTCTTAATATATCTAAAAGATTTTCTCGTACAATCTCATAACCTTCCAATTTGTCATTACCGTTTGTATATACTGAAATTAATTCTTCTGCTGTTGCTATTTTTTTCATATTAAAATTATATGAAAAATTAATGACAATGACAAGTGTAAGATTAAATTATGAGGTGAAAAAAAAGGAGACCGTGTGAGGTCTCCCTTTGTAATGAGTGAATATGTTGTAATGTTTTTACCTATTATTTGTACTTTAGGGACTAGCGGAACATCTGGTTCGTATAACTATATTTTAAACCCCTAACATAATTTAAAACTTCGTCAAGATCTTCATTTGTAAAACTACCCATCATATTAGATTTATTCATTTTTTTTCTTAAACTTCCCATAACAAAACTATTTAATTCTCTAAATAATTCGTCTCTATCTAAACCATTATTTTCATCTATGAAATTATCTATTTCATTTTTAGCATCTTCCACAGTGTATGACATTTTATTTTCATCATCATTCATTTCTCTAATGGTTCGTTTAACAATTCTTGTTAAATCTCTTTCTGTTAGTCTTATAATCTTTTTCATAATAATAAATATATTATAATTTATAAAAGTTTTTCCACATTATAAGATTTTAATCTTTTTTTTACATATGAATTGAACCAATAACATATTACTTTTATCTTATTTGTTCTTGTAGGTTCATATTTATATTAATATTATTTGGTTATTGTTAAAAATCACAACATCTAATATTTCACCATCTACTAAATCAATAACACCGTCTCTACCAATATCTCTTGCAATTAAAACACCTGCATTTGCTTCAATAAAAGAAATCACACCATCTTCAATGTCTATATTTAATTTACGTTTCTTTGCTGATTGTAACATTTGTTTTGTTGGTTTTATATTGAGATGTTTTATATGCCCAGTATATAAAGGATCTTTTACTATTAAAAATGCCTTTGTAACAATACCATCATTTTGTTTGGCATAGTATTTGGCATCAACTTTGGACGTAGTGAACCATCCATCACCTTTAAATTCATCTCCACCATATGAACCACCGTGATACATTACTAAAGGTTTTCCATTCTTATCAGTGACTTTTGTGTTAATATTAATTTTACCTTCACTAATAACCCCCATCATTGATTTCATCCTTGAAATTTGTTCTTGTAGGTT